GTTTACTGTAGACAATTCCAAGTAAAAAGATAAGCTCGATGAGCTTTTAATAAGCATACTATCTTAATAATCGAGAGGGAATGGTGGGTGGGTATATAAATATGAAACTTATTCTTACATTGTTTATCTGTTTTCTTATATGCGTAACAGCTGATTATATCACAGGTGTTATGAAAGCATATGTGAACAGCGAAGTATCTTCTAAAATCGGAAGAAAAGGAATATTGAAAAAAGCCTCTTACATTGCGGTTGTATTTTGTGCAATGATGATTGACTATTTGATATTTCTTACAAGTGGAAAGTTTGGCGTCAACTATGACCCCATTTCTTGCATACTTGTAATGGCGTGGTTTATAATCAATGAATTGATATCTATTCTTGAAAATGTATCGTCTATGGGGGCGCCATGCCCCAAATTTCTGAAATCGCTTATGAAGCGGTTACAGAAGAATATAGAAAGCGTAGATAAAGGAGATAAACTGAAATGAATAAAAAATTTCGTGGTATAGATATTTCGCTTTATCAGCGAAACATTGACTATGAAAGAGTTATAAAAGACAATGATTTTGTGATAATCAAAGCGGGGCAGGGAAGAACAGCGGAATATAATTTCCCGCTTTTCGAACAGCACATAAAGGCGTTTCGTTCGCGTATATCGGGGAAGAAATTCTACATAGGAGTTTATTGGTACTTTATGGGTAGAACGGAAGCCGAGACTCTTGAAGAAGTTAAGTATCTCATTCAGATTCTTAAGCCCTACAAGGAGAATATAGACATCGGCGTGGCGCTCGATGTTGAAGATACATCTCTTATGGGAGATGTGGACGGTCTGTCTCGTAGAGTGAATCTTTTCCTCAATTCTATAATTGGAGCAGGATACAAGGCGTATATTTATGCTAACGAATATTTCCTCGCTACTCAGTTTAAGAATAATTTGAATTTCCCGCTTTGGCTCGCGTCTATAGATGACGGTACTAAATCTCACAAGAGCCTTCAGAAGAAATATCCTAACCTTAAAATATGGCAGTATAGCTTTAAGGGCACAGAGGGTGGTATATACCCCGTTGACTGTAACGAAGCCGTTGATATAATCGGAGACACTAACACCGATTATCTTGTAAACATGAAAGACATTGTTACGCTCACACGTTTTCTTTCAGGCTGGAATGTAAAGGTAAACGAAGTACAGTCCGATATAAATCAGGATAGTTATGTAAACATGAAAGACCTTATAGAACTTATAAGGCTCATGGTAGAGGAGTAATATATTATGGCGTACACGCCGAGTGGAACAATAGCATTCTATAGAGTGCCGTGGAAAAGCGATTATAAAGATATACGCCTGTTCACTTCAAAGACGGAGGAGAGTAATTATTTCTCCTCCCCTTTGAGGGTAGAACAAAACTACACATACATTCGCGATAAGCAAGCTATCAAAGTGAACGCTAATAAAGAGGCTATGGAACAGTATAACTACATTCGTTATATGAACGAGAACTTTTCTCTTAAATGGTTTTACGCTTTTATAACGGGAGTAGAATATATCAACCAAAACGCTTGTTATGTTTACTTTGAGCAGGATGTATATACTACATGGTGGGACTGTTTTAATATTAAGTCGGCGTTTGTGGAGAGAGAACATACAAGCAACGATTCCGACGCTTATAACACAGAAACAGAGCATATTACAGTTAATAAATATATTCAAGATTTTATTGGGTATGGCGTTAATTTTACACCAAACTCGGTGGGTACAGGACCTGATGATACAGGTGAACGAATCGTAGTAGCGAATATAAATACACCGTATGTACAGTTTGAGGATAAGTCAAAGGAAACGGCAAGCGGTGCGAGAGACTTTGTTTTACGTTCGACATTTGACGCTATGTATTCGTCAGTTATTAACGGTGTGAATGCGGGAATTTCATACGCTGTTTTTAAGACACTCGCTGCTTATAATGATTTTGTTTCCGTGATGAACCTCAGCGGGCAAATTGATTCAATTATATCGGTTTTTTGTATGAACGCTACTGTTTTCGATAGAATATTTGATACTGTTGACCCACAGACATTTCCGTCGACGGGAATATTATTCAATCCATACCAACACATAGGCGAAGCCGTGTTCTATGATAGAAACGGAACAACTGAATTATATAAAAAAAGATATGCACAATGGTTTATTTCGGGCGTTAAAACATCCGACAGAATTATAGATACGTTCTCGATTGCTAACGTTGCAGGCTATGCACCACGAAACAGAAAAATTTTTCATTATCCATTCTGTAAATGGGTGATTGACGGGCAAAACGGTAATTCGTTAGATATACTTCCGCAACTATTACAATCCTCTACGTCTGTTTCTGTATTTTCGGATATTGCAATCGATTCATCCGCGTCAGCTCGACTAATACCGCAGCATTATGCCGTGTCAACAACTATTGGAGCATCTGCAGACGCTGAGTATCAAAATCTTAACAATTCTATATCTGTAGAGGCATCGTATTCAATTCCGTTTGAAAAAGATAACGCGATTATATGGAAAGCGTTAAATGGAAACGTAACAGCAGCGCAGCTTAAAAACGCCCGTGACAAAATTAACGTAGATATACTTATGGGAGGTATTGATACGGCAAGCGCAGCTGCAACCGGAATGTTAAATTTAGCAATATCTCCCGCCAATGTTAAGGGAATAGCAGCAACGTCCAACGCGACGCGCGGAATAACGGGAGCAATCGGAGCGGGCAGACAATCCGTATCAGAAATTACGGACGCTGTTAGAGCGCTGGCACGCGATGAAATGCAATTAGCCGAATTAGAGGCTAATCTATCGGATAAGTGTAATTTACCGTCACAGGCTATGAATATGACAATAGATAACGCTTATGTTGCTCAGCATAATATGATGAAAGTTACTATCCGCCATATGTGTCCGTCATTATCCGAAGTCAAAAAATATGACGATTACCTTTCCAAATATGGTTACGCGACAAATATGTTTAAGACACCGAACCTCACAGGTAGAACCAATTGGAATTACGTCAAAACAACCGAGATAACCATAGCACCCGTAGCGCAGAATTCATACGCTCCGACTGATACAGAGTTACGCTTTATAGAGGATATTTTTAATAAAGGCGTTACATTTTGGCATATAAATGATGTCGGAAATTACGGTGACTATACCAATGAAATTGTAGGTGATACTAATGGCAAATAAGAAAATTCCTGTAGGATTCAAAGGCGCGAACAATGAATGGATAGCAGGAATGACAGAACAGACCACAATATTTGACACATATTTCTCACGTCTTGTTCTGTTGGCGTTGTCTATCTATAAGTGGAACAATCTCCCCGAAACAATGAACGAGCGGTTTCTTGAAAAGACGCTCAATGAGGATGCGCGCGCTTGTTTCACAGATTCGGAATACGGACTACTCAATTTGCGTGTCGCACCGTCGGGGGATATAAATTTTTATGAGAATCCCACGCGATTCAATTGTTATAGCATAGGAATAAATCTTCTCAAAGACGCAAATGAATGCGTATATATCAGAAATAATTACATAGAACGTTCTACATATCCCATACTCATATATTTTGCTAAGAAACTTACAGAGATAGAGCGTACTATTATTATGAACGTTCACGCCCAGCGCACGCCAATTCTTGTACAGTGTGAACAGGAACAGTTGCTTACAATGAAAAATATGTATATGCAGTATGACGGTTTCATGCCCGTTATATACGCGAACAAAGATATTGAATTGTCAAACCTCTCAGTTCTTAACACAGCTGCTCCGTACCTTGCAGACAAACTCGATGAGGAAAAGAAAAACACATGGCATGAGGCTCTGACGTATCTTGGAATTGGCAATTCAATGGATTTTAAGCGGGCGCAAGTGCAAACGTCAGAAATCGAAGTTAATTCCGAACATTATGGATATATGGCAGAGGCGGGTCTTATCACACGTCAGCAGGCGTGCGAGGCTGCTAATAAGATGTTTGGAATAAACATTTCCGTCGAACGTCGTAACATTAATGAGATTCTGAACGGAGGTATGCAGTATGGCGAAATATACGACACTACTTCAGACGCTGATTAAAAGTGGTTACGATTTAGGTATGGATACTTATCCTATGCATCAGGAATCATACCGTTTACTACTTAACGACAAAATTTATAAGCATTATGCGTACCGTGAAATAGGTTTTGAAACTCCGGCGTTGTTTAAGCATTATCTTAATATGAAAATGAATGAGATAATGCCGTATTATAATCAGTTGTATGACATTCAAGTTGAATTTCTAAAACAGAATATATTTCAGAATGTTAATAGAACGGAAACCGAAAAAGGTACTATAAATGATAAAGGCGACGGGAGTAATAATACAACCGATAATCGCACTATTA